TCTTGGGCCGCAAAGCTGCCCAGCTCACCTACGACCAGGTGGCAAGCCTGATCGACGGCGTGGGCGGCGGCGTTGTCGCCGGGGTCGCCGTCACTGACAAGACCGCGCTGCAGGTCGCCACCGTGCTGGCCTGCGTGAAGGTGATCGCCGATGGCTGCGCCACGCCCGACCTGAACGTCTTCCGCGAGCTGCCAGACGGCACCCGCCAGAAGGCGACGAACATCCCTGAATACCGGTTGCTGTCCCGTCGCCCGAACGAGTGGCAGACCAGCTTCGAGTGGCGCCGCCAGATGACCATTCACGCGGCCCTGACTGGCGCCGGGTTGTCTATCAAGGTGCGCGGCGACAACCGCCGAGTGCGCGAGCTGATCCCGGTGATGCCTGGCAACTGGGATGTGCGCAAGGTGTCGCGCTACGAGGTGCGCTACCGTTGCTGGGATGAATTCGGCCTGATTGGCGAGTTCACGCCAGATGATGTGTTCGTCCTGAACGGCGTGCAGTGGGATTGGGTTGGCAGCATGAATGCCGTGTCCCTGGCCCGCTCCGCTATCGGCCTGGCCATGGCGACAGAGCGCAGCCAGGCGGCCATGCACGCCAACGGCCTGCGCCCCAGCGGCACATACAGCGTTGATGGCAACCTCACCGAAGAGCAGCACAAGCGCATCACGGCTTGGATCAAGAGCCAGACAGGCCCGGCAGGTGCGGGTACTCCGTTGGTTTTGGATCGCGCGGCAAAGTGGCAGCCGACGACACAAACTGGTGTCGATGCGCAGCATGTTGAAACACGGCGCCTGCAGATTGAGGAAATCTGCCGAGGTTATGGGGTGTTTCCAATCATGGTTGGGCACTCCGACAAGACCAGCACCTTTGCCAGCTCCGAAGCCTTCTTTGCAGCGCACCTGATCCACTGCCTGGCTCCATGGCACCGCGCCTGGACGCAGCGCATTGACGAAATGCTATTGGACGGGGCCGGGCCGTTGTTCGGCGAGTTCGACACCCGCTACATGCGCGCCGGATCCATCAAGGACCGCGCGGTATACGCCCGGACGATGGTCGAAATGGGCCTTATGAGCCCGAATGAATACCGCGATGAAGAGGGGTGGGACCCACGCCCAGGCGGTGATGAATATCTCAAGCCGATGAACATGAGCAGCGGCACAGCGACAGAAGGAAACACCAATGCGAACCAAGACACCACAGCGCCCTGAGCGCAAGGATGCGGGCGGTGGGCGCGAAGTGCGCTCCTTCGCTCTGCAAATCAAGGCCGCAGGCGACGATGGGACAGTGGAGGGTTACGGCTCCGTCTTTGGCGTGCGCGACAACTACGACGACGTGATTGCAAAAGGCGCCTTCATCCAGTCCCTGAAAGACCACAAGGCGGCAGGCACCATGCCCGCCATGCTCTGGCAGCACGATGCCGACAAGCCTATCGGCGTCTGGACAGAGATGGTCGAAGACGAAAAGGGCCTTCGCATCAAGGGCCAGCTCGCCATGGAGACCGTCAAGGGCAAAGAGGCCCACGCCCTGCTCAAGATGGGCGCGCTCAACGGCCTGTCTATCGGGTTTATGTCCAAGGAATGGGCCTACGACCGTGATACGGAAGTGCGCACCCTCACGGCCATTGACCTGTGGGAAGTTTCCCTGGTCACCTTCCCCGCCAACGAAAAGGCGCGGGTCACGAATGTGAAGTCTGCAGACGAACTGCAGGCTCCAAAAGATGCTGAAAAAGTCCTGCGTGATGCCGGGTTCAGCAAAAGCGATGCGACGGCCTTTGTGTCGCGCGTCATGCGCATGGGCGAAGTGCGGAGGGATTCCGTGGATTCGACCGTAGCGGCAATGAAGTCAGCCGAGAGGCTGCTGCGTTCCCTCACCTCCTGACGAACCCGTCATCACCAACAAAGCCACCTTCGGGTGGCTTTTTTATTTCAGAAAGAACCACCATGCGTAAAGCAAACACACTCCTGGCCGTCATGGCCGCCCACATGGCCGCATTCACGGCCAAGGCCCAAGCTATCGGCGCCTACGAAAAGCGCGAAGAACCCAGCGTCAAGTCTGTGGCCGATGCCCTGGACAAGATCGCAACGGCCTTCGATGAGTACAAGAAGACCAACGACGCCCGCATCGAAGCGGTGAAGTCCGGCGCCTCGACCGAAGCCCTGGACGCCAAGCTCGCCAAGATCGATGAACACATCGACGGCCTGAACGAGGTCAAGTCCAAGCTGGAAAAGATGGAAACAAAGCTGGCCCGCCCCGGTGCCGGTGAAGGTGGCCGCCAAGATGGCGAAAGCAAAGAGGCCGTGGAATATCGCCACGCTTTCCTGGACTGGATGCGCGCGCCAGGCGACCACGAGCGCCAACAAAAGGCCGCCACTGCCGCCAAGCAACTGGAAGCCAAGAACCGCGACGGCCGCGAAACCCGCGCCACGCAGACCGTGACCTCTACCGGCTCCGCTGGTGGCTTCGCACTGCCCGAGATCATTGAGCGCCAGATCGCCCGCCTGTCGGTGGACATTTCCCCAATCCGTCAAATTTCCACCGTTCGCACTGTTGGCAGCCCTGACTACAAGGAACTGTTTGATGTGAATGGCGCTGGCTTTGAGTGGCTTGGCGAAACCGACGCACGCAACCAGACCAACACGCCAAACCTGGCAGAAGTCGCCCCCACCTTTGGCATGGCATCTGCCAAGCCCCAGGCATCGGAAGAGTCGCTGGATGACTTGTTCTTCGACGTGGAAAACTGGCTTATCAGCTCCGCTGCAGAGGCCATCGCACAGGGTGAAGGCGTCGCCTTTGTGAGCGGCGACGGCACCAAGAAGCCCACAGGCTTCCTGGCTGGCCCCGCACCCGTCACCACCAGCGATGAAATCCGCGCATTCGGAACGCTGCAGTACATCGCATCCGGCCAAGCTGCTGCACTGCCAACCAATGCGGACATCTTCCTCGACATGGTGTATTCGCTGCGCGCTCGCTATCGCAACAACGCGCAATGGGTCACTTCAAAGCTGGTGCTGGCGGCTCTGCGCAAGTACAAGGATGCCGTGTCGGGGCAGTACCTGTGGCAGCCCGCCCTGACCGCAGGCCAGCCCGCCACGTTCCTCGGCTACGGCATCACCGAAGCTGAAGACATGCCTGCTGTCGGTGCTGGTGCGTTCCCGCTCGCCTTTGGCGACTTCAAGGAAGGCTACCTGATCGCTGATCGCGTCGGCATGCGCATCACCCGCGACGAAATCACGGCCCCCGGTTTCGTGAAGTTCTACGTGCGCAAGCGCGTTGGCGGCAAGCTGCGCAACACCCAGGCAATCCGCGTGCTCAAGGTGGCTGCAGCCTAATCAACAAAGGCCCTTCGGGGCCTTTTCTACTGGTACTCCATTATGAAACTGCACATCAAAAAAGACTTCGCCTACTGGCACGGTGGCGTCAAGCGCGCCGACTATGCAGCCGGTCAAGAAGTAGATGCAGACGATCAAGAAATGATCGCCGTTGCTTTGGCCGAAGGTTGGGCGACGGACGGAGTGCCAGCAGAAAAGGCAGATAAGCCAGTCAGCAGCAAGGCCCGCAAAGCCGCGCCGGAGAACAAGTAAATGAGCTTCGTCCAACTGTCCGAAGCCAAGCTCCACCTGCGCGTCGACAGCCTGGACGAAGACGCGCTGATTGCCGTGTACATCGTCGCCGCAGAGCAATCGGCGGTGTCTTTGCTGGATCGCGGCGTGTACGCGGACGGCACGGCGCTGGGCGCGGCCAAAGCATCGGCACCGGCAGACCTGACAGCGGCCACCGCCACCTACGCCGCCGCCATTGCCGCCGCCCAGGCGCTGGCAGACGCCACCGAGCAGGCCGCCGCCACCCAGGCCGCAGAGTACGCCTACCTGCGCGCCCAGGTGGCCTACCGGCAGGCCATGGACGGCATGGTGGTGAACGACACCATCAAATCCGCCGTGCTGCTGATCGTCGGCCACCTGTACGCGCACCGTGAAGACGTGGTGGCGGGCGTGTCCGTTGCCAAGCTGCCCAACGGGGCCGAATGGCTGCTGGCGCCGTACAAGGTGTACGCCTGATGCAAGCCGGACGCTTGAACCGCCGCTGCACATTGCAGGCCCCAAGCGAAGTGCAAGACGAGCTAGGCCAGCCCATCCCCGGCTGGACGGACGTTGCCACGGTGTGGGGCGATGTGCGCATGAAATCGGGCCTGGAAGCCATCAAAGCGGGTGCGTCTGTTTCTGTGGTGCAGGCATCCATTCGCATCCGCTACCGG